CAGCAATCATGCCATCAGGTAAACCGGTGTGGCCGCAGTATTGGAAACTGGATGAATTAGAATCAGTTAAGGCATCATTAAGTTTAGGTAAGTGGAACGCGCAGTGGATGCAAAACCCAACAGCTGAAGAAGGGTCACTTATTAAACGAGAATGGTGGAACGTGTGGGAGAAAGATTACATACCCCCTTTGCAACATATCATTCAAAGTTATGATACAGCTTTTTTAAAAAAAGAAACTGCAGACTACTCTGCTATCACCACCTGGGGTGTATTTTACCCAGACCAAGATAGTCCTGCTAATTTGATACTATTAGATGCTGTAAAAGAACGACTAGAGTTTCCAGAACTCCGGCGTGTTGCATTAGAGCAGTATAGATACTGGAATCCTGAAACGGTTATTATCGAGTCTAAAGCTTCTGGATTACCATTAACTTATGAGTTGAGAAAAATGGGGATACCTGTTATAAATTACACACCTAGTAAAGGAAACGACAAACATGCTAGGGTTAACTCTGTGGCCCCGTTATTTGAGTCAGGTCAAATTTGGGCTCCAGATCATAAGTTTGCTGAAGAGGTAATTGAAGAGTGTGCATCATTTCCTTATGGAGATCATGATGATTTGGTGGATAGTACAACACAAGCGGTAATGCGTTTTAGACAGGGAGGTTTTGTAAATCACCCGGATGATGAAAAAGAAGACACACTACCGAGGATAGAGAGAACATATTACTAATGGCAACACAAGCAAATTTAATAGCAACGTATCAAAGCAATCCGAGTTTACAAAATAGATATACTCAACAAGAGTATCTAGATATGTTTGGATTTGGTGCACCTGCTACTACAACAACTACAACTCCAGCAACTACAACTACTCCTGCTGCAACAACAGGAATTCAAAATATTATAGGACAAAATTTAAATCAAGGTGGTGGCGGTGGTGGAGTTCCTACTTCCCCGGCAGGTTTAACTCAAGATTTTATGACTGCTACTCAAGAAAGACAAAATAGATTAACTAATCCAGGAAAAGTAGCTTCTTTCATTGGAGATTTTATTCCACAACAAAGAGATATTGGTGAAATGATTAGAAGTGGTCAAGTTGATACGAGACTAAGTTCAGGGTTACCTTTAGGAATTTCAGGAATGGTAGCAAAAGCACTACCAGATAATTATTATAATATGTCTTTAGGTGATCAAGTATTTACTCAAGCAATGTCAGGTTATACAGGTCCAACAGTATTTGGTGAAAATACTTCTGGATTACAAAAAGATCCATTTGGTTTAAATGTTAGGTCTGGTTTTGGTAATTATGCAGAAGCAGTTGGAAAAGATTTTGCTAGTTTATCAGAAAGTTTAACAGGAAGACTTGCAGATAAATATGGTGTGGAGTTTGATGAAGAAACAGGAATGTATATTGGAGCTAATGCAAAGATAGCAAATGACATGACAAAAATGATGAGAACAAAATTTAAATTTAGAAAAGATCAACTAGCTGCTAAAAATAAATTAGACGCACAAATTAAAGCTGCAGAGGCTGAAAGACAAAGACAAGCAGAACTACAAAGAAAAATTGCAGCAGAAGCTGCTGCAGGAAAATCTTTAAGTCAGATAGGAAGAGAAAATTTTACAGGCGAAGGACAAGCCTTTCAAGCAGGTAATATTGGAAAAAGTTCTTTTACTGGTGGTAAAGTAAAAGATACAGGTGGTGTACCAGGAGGAAAATATGGTTCTCCTAGAAAAGATGGTGGTTTGATGTATGCAGACGGCGGAAGAGTATATCTTTACAATAGGCTAAAATAATGCCCGGACAATTCGAAGGTATCCTAGATAAACTACAAACAAAACTAGGTAAACAAACAATCAGACGTGCAAGCACGATCAACCGACCGCGACCCAAGAGAGAAGTACAACAAATCCAGATCTTCAATGAGTTCAACCGACGTAATCCAAAAGCGGACGGCGGATCGGCAGACGATTACGAACCATCAGCGTTCAGTAAAAAAGTAAACGAGCTTATGGATGACGGTTATGACTTTGGTGAAGCGGTGCGTGAAGCGATGAGGCAGGGTTACTCTAATGGTGGTAAAGTTAAAAAAGCTCCTAAAGGTTTTATGTATAATAAACAAGGCAAACTTGTAAAAAAATTAGATACTAAAACAATTAAGGCAATTAAAAAAAGATTTCCAAATAAAAAATTTGATTTTAAAAATAATAAATATGGAGTAACCAAAGGAGATCCTGATCTTGATAAAATAAGATTTATGGACCCTGAAAGAAAAAAACTTGAAAAAAAATTAAAAGCTAAACCAGAACGAAGAGCTAAAGCTAAAGCTAGAGCTAAAGAATATTATTCAGAACAAAAAGAAAATATATTACAAAGAGCACGAGACAGATACAAAAGTGATGCACCGGTTGGTAAAACAGGTAAAACTCAAAAACAACTTGTTAAAGAAAGAAATATAGAAAAAATTATAAAAATACAAGACACCATAGGAATATTTCCAAATGGTTATATGAAATCAGGAAATAAAAATTTTTATAAACCCGAATTAGCTGTGTGGAGAGATTTATATGATTCAACTACTAAACAAGGTCAAGATAGATGGGTGCTTCCAAAAAAATATAAAGATAATGTTCCTTTAAATGAAGCAGGTAGACCAAGATGGGCTAAAGATAATTATTATAAAAATATAAAATTTGTAGATAAAAAAACAGGAGAAATAATAAAATTAGATGAAACTATAAAAGGCAAAGGCAAAACTTTAAAAGAGTATTTAGATACAACGATTGCAAAAGAAACAGGACAAAAGAGAGTTTTTCAAAAAGCTAAAGACGGATATGAATTAAAAAATAAAGTTAAAGACTTTGAAATTGATTTTAAAGGTAACAAAGAAAGATTAGGAACTTTATTTGCTAAAGCGTCTTCTGCTAAATCAGGAGATACGGTGTTAAGTGCTTTTGAAGTGCATCATCCATATGGTAAAAAAACTAGATGGTGGGATAACCAAGTAGCTTTAAGAGAAGCTAATAGAGAATTAAATTACATAGATAGTAGATTGCAAAGAGCTTACAAAAATGCATCAACCCAAGCTCAAAAAAATAAAGTGTTTAAACAGTTTGGAAAAGAAATAGATAAATTACCAGGAGGCATAAGTTATTTTTTTGAAGGCCAACAAGTGGGAACAAAAATGCCAACTCTTAAAAGTATTTTAAATGAAGGTGCAAAATATTATCAAATGGCTAAACCCGTAGCTAAAAGAATTGCAAAAGCTTTACCAGTCGTAGGCACAGCCGTTGGTATTGCAGACGTAGCAAGCGCTTATGAACAAGGTGTTAGAAATCCAATTGACTTATTTGCAGCTTATCAAATATCACCTGAAACAGCTCTAGCATCCAAACAATACCGAGAGGATCCAGAATACAGACAGAAATCAAGACAGGCTACCTTTGCCCGACCTCTTGATGAAGGCACTTATGACGTAATAGATGAGAACTTTACTTCTTACTTTAATGGGGGTATAGTGTCAGCTTTGAAGGGTGTGAAATAATTAACAGGAAAGAGATATGGCAGAGATAGATAAACCATTACCAAATGTCAACGTTACGGATGAAGCTTTTGTAGAAACAGAAGTAGAAACTCCTATCGAAGACAATGTAAAAACAGAAGACGTTGAAGTAACTATGGACGAAGAGGGTGGAGCAGAAGTATCTTTTGATCCATCTACAGGTCCACTAGAATCAACAGATCATTTTCAAAATTTAGCAGAAGTTATGGATGACCAAGATCTTGACGAGCTTGGCACAAAACTTTACGATCAATACACAGACTACAAAGAGTCTAGAGGAGACTGGGAACAGTCTTACAGAGAAGGTCTAGATTTATTAGGTTTTAAATACGAAAGACGAACAGAACCATTTAGAGGTGCATCAGGTGTTAATCACCCTGTACTTGCTGAAGCGGTTACACAGTTTCAAGCACAAGCTTACAAAGAATTACTACCAGCTGATGGTCCAGTACGTGCACAGATTTTAGGTGACGTTACAAATGAAAAACAAGACCAAGCTCACAGAGTAAAAG